AAAATTGAGCGTTATATTTTAGCCGCCGCCGGAGCCTTCGCCGTCGCCTGAGCCGTCGCCGTGGCCAAAGAAAAACCCGGCTATTTTAATCATATAAAATAGCCGGGTTAAAATTGAGCGTTATATTTTAGCCGCCGGAGCCGTAGCCGTAGCCGCGGCCGTCGCCGCGGCCGCTGCCTTCGCCGCGGCCTTCGTCGTCGCCGTAGCCGCGGCCGTCTCCTTCACCGTAGCCGCGGCCGCGACCGTCGCCTTCGCCGCGGCCTTCGCCGCCGCCGGAGCCTTCGCCGTCGCCGGAGCCGCTGTCGCCGTAGCCGTCGGAGCCGTCGCCGTAGCCGCAGCCGTCGCCGCGGCCGTCGTAGCCGGAGGTGTTATTCGTTGCAGGCATTGAAACTCTCCTTCGCTTTTTCGCTAACCGGAATAATTTCGATAGCTTCGGTCAGCGTGATTTCGGGTCCGTCTTTGGAGTATCGCCTCCATGACCGGTGACGATAAAGTAATCCTACTCTTCACCCCTACCCTTTGTCGAGCCTTTCCCTCCCTGATACAACGTTAGAAAAACCGGCCTCCGCGCCGACCGCCTCCCTTCCATAACCCCTGCCTGATAGACTGCCACAAGCAACCCCACCATAAGCAGATTAAACCCGAACCATCTCCACCACTCGTTCATTCCGCGACGACCTTAGCGACACTCGCCGCCGCCTTCTGCGTTGTCTTGAGCATACTCAACCCCACAAAAATGAAGATCAGCCCTAGGCCGATCACTGCCATCCTTATGAACCAATCCCCTAGCCACGCTTCGAGCTGATTGATCACCCCTGAAATGCCGCTTGAAAGTCCTATCCCATTCCCGCCGCCCATTCCTGTAGCGACACCGGGAATATTCACCCCATTTCCTTGGGCCGTTCCATCTGGATTGAGACCATTAACGATATCACTCTCCGCTCCTGTTGGATCAGTGCTTGCCGCACTTGTCCCTTGGCCCGCCACATTTCCATCTATCGCATCATAACCTGCCGCATCCGAGTACAAACTTTGCTGCTTCGGATTGAGCGAGTTGTAATAATCCGCGCTATCCTGCCCCTGTGTCGGCGCAGGCAACAGCCCTTGTTCCTGCGCCAACCCAACATAAGTCCCATTATTCGACGGCGTCGATCCAACGGCTGCGGCCCCATACAGGGACATGGTTGGTTCGAACGTCCCGCTAATCGCCATTTTACTTAGGCGCTTTTCCGCGCGGCGCATTGAACAGCGCGTAAACCGATTGCATTATCGGCGACCCTGCTTTTAAGTCATTGAATTTGGGCACAATCGGAACGGTCGGCGGCGGAAGCCCTGCCGACCTCGGGTTCCCCGCGCTCGCCGGATAAACCTTACTCAATCCAGGGTGGGGAGGATGCAGCCCATATTTCGCCATGTCAGAACCTCGAATTAGCGTTTTGCGTATGTCCGTAGCTATCATACGCCGAATAGCCCAAAAGATTATTCGTCAAATCGGGCATTGGCGCGGGATTGAAAGCGGAGGCATCCGGCGTATTATACCTAAGATACCATGGCGTTCCGCTCCATGACGATCCGCCCATGATGTTTGACATGAAAGCCCCCCACCCTGGAAATCCCGTCGAGACAGAACCCGGTGAAGCCGCGTTCCCGTTCTGCTTACCGGTGAAAATCAGCAATCCGACAATCCCCAAGAAAATGAAGATATTAATCGGGGCCTTGAAAAAGCTATCCATCAAGCATGTCCTCCGCCCGTCGCCGCATAGGCTTTGCCTTCTGGACTATTCTCAAAATATGGGGCTAAAGCCGCCGCCACATCTGTCCCGCTGTTGATCGGGAGAGCCGTATTACCGCTTGCCACCGCGTTGGTATAATAGGCCAGTTCCGAAGCTGACGGCTGCCTACCCAAGTATGTAGCATAATCTTGCTGGATCTGCTGGGTCACGCTGTCCGAAGTCGTATTTGAAATAGACGGCCCTGTCGTCGTCGTCGTATTCGTGCCGGTCGTACCTCCGGTCCCTCCGGCGCTGCTCCCGGTCGGCGTTGAGCTAGAGACTGATCCGCCGTTAACCGTGTAACCGGTCGGATTCGTCAGCGCACCAATCGCAGCCAAGCTCAACGTGCTCTGGGCATTCAACGCCGCGATCGCTTCATTGGTCGCATTGGTGTTTTCCGTCAAGTTCGCTGTGATCGTGTTATTAGACACCTGCGCCGACAGCGTATTCGCTTGCTGCTGCGTTGTCGCGCCCGCCGTAATCGACGCCATTTGCACGGCGGCGGCATCTGTAATGTTTAATTGATCCGTTTGGGCCTGCAATCCCGCTAGCTGTACCTGGGCCGCGTCACTCGTCTGCTGGGCCGTCAACTGATCGGCGATCGCCTGCCCCTGCGTTTGGGCCTCAATTTGGGACGCCTGCAAAGCATTACCGCTCTGAACGGCCGCCGCTTGAGCCTGATAATACGCCGCATCGTTTGCTGAACTATCGGAACTCGACGCCGCCGAACTAGACCCGCTTCCCCGGAACATCAAAATCAGCACGAGGCCCCCGACGAATACGCCAGCTGCCACGCCATACGGATGTGCTTTCACGAAGTCCAGAATTTTCTCCATTATTGATCCCCTTCCATAGGAGAGCTAGGAGAATACGGATTGAGAAGAGGCTGGAAAATCATCTGCCCCGCCGACAACCCACCGACGCCGCCCATGGTTTGAACGAAATACTGATAGACCTGTGGGGGCTGCAACGGCAAAATGGCCCCGCGATTAGCAACAGCGGGGCCGATAAAGGTCTGTTCGAACAGCCCCAAATTCTCATAGGCGTAATTCTGTGCCCCCGGATCGGGAAGCGCTTTCCGCTCAAAAGTGTGCGCGCTGAAAGGCTGCCAACGCGGCGGGAATAGCGGCGTTGAGGGCGAAAGAGGCTGCTTGCTAGAAAACAACCCCATATCGATCACCCATTCAGCGAGGTAGCGGAGAACATGCCGCCGGGATAGGACAAATTCGGGCTATAGGACGCGCCGGTGATAGGGGCTTCCGCCACTCCAAGCGCGTTATTGAACCCGCTCGTAGCAGTCTGCAAAACCGCCGCCGTATTCGCGTTCTTCGAAACAAGCACGGAAATAATGGCCAGCCCAACAATCGCTGTCGCGATAGTGACTAAAGCCTCGGTCATGTTATTCATGTGCTCGTCTCCTATATGCCGAAATTATTCAGCGTACTATTGCTCATTGTGTTGGTGCCATTGAGGATGTTGCTTGTAAAGCTTCCTCCGGTGATCGGGGAAACCGCCACCTGCAAATCTTGAGCGAATCCGCTCGTCGCTGCGCTCAACACGGAAGACGTGGAAGCTTTTGGCGACAGGATCACAGCGACGATAGCGACGCCGATGATGGCTGTGAAGACGGAAATGACGGCTGTCGTCGTGCTATCCATTTTACCCTCACGCGAACACTGCTGCGATTCCATAGCTCTCTAATTGAGACACACTGCTATCGCTTCCCGAAGAACCGCCTGAACCGAAGAGGCTACTTACCGTATCGCTCCCAGAAGACCCGCCGAAACTGCCTATGGGATCGGGAAACCCGCTTCCGCTATTGACTAGCGTCGTCCCGGCGAAGATTTGCTGATTAGTCTCGCTTTCCGCCGCCACCTGTGGATTAGGTGTTTCCGCCGCTTGCGCTGTGCCGCTCTGAATTTGACTGTTGAACTGAGTAAAGAAGCCTTTATTGCTCAACAGGAGCGAGAGAATAACCAAGCTAAGAAACGCCCTGCTAAATTTCTGAAGCTCCGGGATATATCCCAAAAACCCGATGGCGAAAATCGAGATCACCCAATAGATGAAATTCCCCGATCCGGTAAAATCGCTCACTAGCTGCTGGCCGAATTCCTTCTGCGTGTCGCGGATACCCACCACTACAGCGAGTATTCCTATCATGAGTAGAGCGAAGGGCATTCAAAGCCCCAATAAAGCGAGGTAGTTTTTCAACTCGCCTTTCATCGTGATATAGACGATGAACGCTAGGAGCAACCCCGCGAAAATGAGCGTCGATTGGCTCATTTACGAAAGCCCGACTTTCGCGCCATACTGTGGAAACTTGACGCCTAGGATGTATCCCAGCGCCAAGACGAGCACGGCCATAACGTAATGATGCGTCTGCATTCAATCCTCCATGGGGATATGGGCCAGGATGCGCGTCCATAGAACGACGAGCACAATCAGGAGTCCGACAAACAGGAACCATTGCGTCAAGTCCATTTTGGACGTGAATGGTGCGGAAGCCCATGACTGGATGTGGTTCCAAAGCAAGCCCATTTTTCTGCCCTCTAAAAATGACTACCGGGCTTACAGCGCTAAAGCGACATGCCGGTAGAACACCCTCCGCCAGGAGAGCAAATTAAGTACCATACAGCGAACCGGCCTGTGTGATCATGTTCTGGAGAGCCAGCATCTCGTAACCAATGAGGAAAGACGAAGTACTGGACGAGACCGTTTTCGCATTCACCACTAGCTGCATATTGCCGTATTGAATCGTGGAAATCGGTTTGTTTCTATGATCGAACACATAAGACCCTTTCGGCGCGTCGTCTTCCAGAATGAGCCGCGTCAACAAGCTCGCCAAATTCGGGTCATATTTCAAAATGTTCGTATAGTTCGCCGATTGGATGGCGAAGTATGCCACGTCCGCGCCGGTATTGAGCGTTCCCGCATTATCGTAAATGAGATATGTGCTCATGAAGTCGCGAAAGTTTGCGTAGGGGATCGGGATATCCTGATTGGCGACAAGACCGGACACCACGGTATTGTTGAGTAGGTAAACGGTGGACAAATCGAGAAGCGGCAAAATCGGCCCTCCCGGCTGCCCGTTCTGTCCGGCCGCGATCGGGAGCTGATCCAGATAATTCTGGAAAACCGTGACCGTGAAAGTCGGACACGTCGCCAGCGTCGCTGAACTCGATTGATACATTCCCAACGTCGCGTCGGCGCCGCTCGCAATGAACATGTTCGGATTGACTGTCATCTGCAACTGCATGGTCGCATTCACGACGTTCGCGTAGATCGCGCCGCGCAAGTCGTGATCCGTATAGCTCAACGGAACCTCGAACATGGCGAACACATTATTCGCCGCGACGACAGTGGTGATCGTCGCCGGAGCCGAAATGACCGACGTGTAATTATTACCGAACCCGAACGGGCTGTCCGTCGTCATGGCCGCGCCGAACGGGCGACGGCGCTTGATCGAACTGACCATGCTCAAATGCCAGCCCGGAGTTTGGATGCGGGTTTGGTTGCTTAGATCGGTGAAAACGAATTGGGAGAAGAAATTGGATGGCCCTAGCGTCGTTAGGGTGTGCGTCGGACCCGCGCTTGTGCCGGTGACGACGGCATTGACTTCAACCCAAAACCGTTTGATCAGGCCCACATTCCTGACGGGCACATTGATCACCGTTCCCGGCCCGCCCGTATAAGTCTGGGTGAAAATCTGCTGCGTCATGTCCACGCTTTGTTTAACCACCGCCTGGCGCGCTGCCATATTCGCTTGAACGGCAAGCTGCTGCATCTGGGCGGCGGATAACTGTTGCTGTTGGGCTGCCATCGAAAATTCTCCTGTAAATTTAAGACTGGCTGCTTTGCAGTCCGGCCATGATGAATGAAACGGCAATCGCCGCCATTCCCAACATGAGAATGACGATAACCCAATTCAGGGGGTTGAAGAGGAGGTTTGTATTGATCGGAAGCTTATCAAGCATTTTTCTGCTTCCAATTCTGATACCCCTGGGCGAGAAGTCCCAAGAGCATATAGCCAAGCGCGGCCATCAAAACGACGGTGATCCAGTTCGTCACCGTCCAAGGGATGTAGACCATTTCGCGCTCTGCCATCTGACCCACCTATTAAACGGAATTGGTAGACTAAATGACCCGCCGCTTAGGGGCAAGTCGCGTCTCGAATCTGTCCAGAATTGTATCAGCGTCCGGCGCTGGCGACAAGTGGAAAGTCAAGTCCTTTCCTACATCGTACCAATTGGCATGGTAGTTCGGAAGGCGAACCGAAGTATCGAGCGACGAATATTCTTCGATCCTTTTTCGGTCATTCTTATCGTTGAGATGAAAAACCGCAAAGAAATCAGCCTCGGTAAAGGCGAACCGCGTAACGGATACCGGTCTTTGCGAAAGGGTAATCGCCGGAAGCTTTTTTGCACGGCCTTGAGTATATATGGCATTAAGAGCGGCTTTCGACGGTACCATATACGCTTCATCGAAAAACATCCCCGTATTTTCGCGCTCCCAAATCTTCCACAGAAAATTTTCAACCTCTTCCGTATGGAGAATATGGGGTCGCACCACATACAACCCTGGCGCTTTCGGCGGCGGTTTCCGATAGTCGATTTCCTGCATATAGGGGATGTCGCCTATTAATTCATCGCCCTTATAATCGAAGATAATAAAGGGGCGTTGAGTATAAGACGCCAGCGACAGAAGAAAAACGCCGAAGTGAGTTTTTCCTGTGCCGGTTCGACCGACGACAGTAACGCGCTTGCTTTCGTCGGGAAGCCGAAACTCATATGGTGAAGCCATTAGGCCCGTTCCCCGGTCGCAAAATGGTTGGCGCTTCTTGCTGCCTACTTTCGGCCTTTTTCGCGCCAAAAATCGTCATACCGACGCGGGGTGCGTAAACCATACCGAGGGTTCCGGCAAGGGCCGCGATGTCGATGCTTTTTTGAGTCTGCCCGATGTCGTAATGGCGAGCGACGTTGCCGCAAGCGTTGGCGATTTTCTCCGCCTCTTCTTCCGACAGGTTCCACATCGGTTGATGCGTCACACCGGCGATCATGGTATGCGCGAACATCAGCATTCCTTGCAGGCCGGAAAAATCTAGATTTTTCGACGCCGTATTTTTTGACCCTGCCGCTCTGCCCCTGCGCTTTCTGGGGGTTCCGTCTTTGTTGAGCGTCGGTCCGGTTCCGGGATTGCCATCGCCTGATCCTGCTGCGACGGAGCTGAGGTCGATTTCAGCGCCGTTTGAAGGGATGTCAGCAGGCTGCCAATCTCCTGCTGCTGCGATAACAGGCTCGTTTGATTCGCCTCCATCATCGAGAGGCGCTGATTTACTTGCTCTTGCCATTGTTCAATCTCCGTCGCCGCCACGGCGAGCGTTTCCGCCGCCTGCAATTCCGCCGCCGCCGCCGTTTGATGCGCCAAAGCAACGGAACCTTCGGCGAGGGCTTCCGTGACGATGGCTTGAGCGACCACATTTTCAACGGCGTCAACCGTTTGCTCGGAAACGGCGGAAGCCGCTTCAAGAGCGGCTTGATCTGCGATAGAAGCGACGGCTTGAACCGCCGCCGCTTCGCTTTCGTCTACCGGATCATCCGGCATTTAGAGCACTTCGCCCAAATGGCGAGTCAAAATGCCTTCGATTTTTTCGAGGCGAGAGACGATGGCGTTCAGAACGAGGCCGGTGTCGGACACTTCTTCGGCCTCGTCGAAATTTTCGACGGCGACGATGTCGGCGTCACGCGCATCGGTCAAGACCGGTTCCTCAACCGTCGCCTGCACCGCGCCTTGCGCTTCGACGGCTTTCCCCACTGCCGAAACTTGAGCGGTAATCGCCGCCAGCGCGGCCTTCACATCGAAATCTTGAGCCATAATTTACTTACCTCCTGCTTTGAAGAACGACAATAGACCCGACAAAAGCAAGTCCATTTTCTTGCTCAAAACCTCAACGTCCATGGCGACACCGGCCAGCGTAGGAGCTTTAGTTTCAGAGATATCCGAGGCGGAAAATTTTTGTGGGTCCAGCCATGCAAGCTGTTCTGCCTGCATCGCGGCGAACTTCTTGTAATCGATCTGGGGAACGGGGCGGGCTTGATCCATCGGCTTTCGCGCGGCGTCACAGACAACGGGACCGAGTTGATTGAGGATCACCATCATTTGCGCGGCTTCTTGACCGGACATGGTAGGGTCTTGAACCATGTGGGAAGGGACGACAGTATTGTCAGCCAAAATGGGCCACCAATTTCAGGCGTTCCACCAAGCTATCGTCTTCAAGAGCGATAGGATTAGCCTTCGTATTCATGATGAGGATTTCAAGCATTCTTTCAATCCTCTCCAATCGCGCCTCAAATCCCTTCACGCGATTATCGACGGCCATCACCGTCCCACCCAATTCCTGTGCGATTTGTTGGGGATCGATCCCCATCATCTTAAACATAGCGGCCACTGCCGGGTTTGGTTTGAAGTCCATGGCGGAGGTTCTCCTAGTTTCCAAAACTATAACATAATCAAGCATAATTAGGGAAGGGCGCTGTTTGCACGTTGTATGAATTTGAAGTATAGCGGATAGCATCGGTGATCCGTAGTTCGGCCACATACTTAGTGGCGACATCGGAGCCCGATGTATTAGGGCCGCCGATAGTCAGATAATCATCGGTGTAGCTAATAGTCCCCGTCGCGCTTTGTGTGATAAATTGGCCATTCAAATAACCGACGCAAGTATTCCCAATAATGCAGAAGGCTATATAAACCCATTGATTGAGAGGTATGTAAAAACGAGCGCTTCCATTGCCGGAGTATTGACATTGGACAACAGCCACGTTAGGCGTGCCGTCTCCATAAAGGGACACTTTAAAAGCGCAATTAGCGGCGCTTACTGTCGTCGGATGTTGAACTATAACTATATTATCGTTATTGGTTACGGAAGGAACAAATAATGCAAACTCAACAGTGATCGTTGTGGAAGGGGTCAATTTATTCTGGCTTAGACAGCCGTTAGGGTTTCCGTCTATCGGATAAATTCCTAAGCATGATTGGCCATACAAATATTTTGACGTGGTAATGAGAGCTTCTGTATTGAGATTTCCTGAGACAAGGCCATAGCCATTTGAAGAATTATCTATAAAAGCATTCGTAGTATTCGTTCCTTGAAAATGATAGAGCCCTATAACGTCATTGAAAAATGGGTCATTCGATTGAGATAGATTTGTTATGTTGGTAGAGCCAACGGGAACCGCGAAGTTCAATAAATCAATAGTGATTTGCTGGGCCGTTTGGCACGAAAACAAAATATTCGTGATCCCAGATATGTCAAAATAACTATCGGAGTTTTGCGGAGCGTAAAGTGTCATACCTCCGATTGTGATCACCACAGGCTGATTATTATTATTATATACATGAAGTCGGATCGGTTTGACGTCGTATCCGTTGAAGCTCCCTGTGGTGCTCAAAGTTTGATTAGGGTCTAGACCGAAGTTGATTGTATAGGTGGCGTCAAGCTGTCCCGGCTTTTGGTTCGGGACAGGCATATAGAATGGAGCGGGGAGCGCGATCGTCATCAGAAAGCCTGATAGCCCTGTGCCGACACATACAGACTGATAGTCGTTCCTGACACCGTTTTTATTGACATCGCCGTTGCGGCGCTTCCCCGGATCGGGACATTAAAAGCGGCATTGACGACGCTCGCCGCCGTTGTACTCGCGCCAACATAGCCATCCCAAATGACGGTTGCGCCGTCGAGAATTTGAACCTCAGTTCCCGCTGCCCCGGTATTGGTGATCGTCAATCCAGCAAGATAGTTCCGCACGCTCGCCGCGCCGGCCGCTTGAATTTGCGTCGTCGCGGCGGCGGTGATCGGAGCTCCCGCCGTGGAATACTGCCATGTCAATTCTGGGGCGCTGTAGGGGAGATCGATTGTATAGCGGGAGGAAGAGACGGCGGGAACGGCGGTGACACCGTTAGCTAGGGCGGAACCTAGCGAGGTTTGCGCTGTATAGTTTATGTCGGGAGAAGAAAGAGTCCCGTAAAACGGCGAAGCTCTTAAATAGCCGGTAATAGTAAAGGTTTGAGCACCACCTGTCACGGCGACGGCTTGCATATAACGCGCTCTTATCGGGGCCGAAAAAGTAGCGCCATTAGTAGAGAAAAGGGCGGTAAAATTTACTGTATTAGCGCTAGACTGCCCGGAAATCGCTGCCCATGGGCCAGAAGGGCTTTCGCTCTCTTGAAAATTTATCGCCACTCCGGCGCCAGAAGTAATCGATAATTGAAATGAGAAGCTTTCCGCGCCTGTCGTATCGATAGGCCCGAGAAGTACTTGATTCGTCGCCGGGTTAGTAACTACGCCAGAACTAAACAGCCCGTTTGTCACAGTGCCATTGGTCAGCACTGAATTATTGAAGTTAACAGCGTCCGCCTGTTCGACGAACAGCGCCCCTTGAAGCGTCTCATAAAGAGGGTTCGCGCCCGCCGTCAAACTCGGTTGAACCGCCACGGTCTGCGCATTAGCGATGATATTCGATGCGGAACTATTCGACGCGCTCCAAACCGCCGCCGGAACTGGCATCGAAAGAAGCTGAACCCATGTTGAAGTGTTCGTGGTGACGCCGCCGAGATTGAACGCCATCCGAGGCTTGTTCGGGCAGAGACACGGAAAATAGCCCTGAGAATAGGCAGGGCACGTCACCGTCTGATTTGAAATGCTGAAAGTAACCGATAGCGGAAAAGGGTTTAAAGAATTATCGATATAAATCGCTTCGACCCAAGGGACCACAGAAGTTTCAAGCTCTCCAATAAGGTCTATCGTATAAGACGATTGAAGCGTGAAGTCTAAATCGATCGGTACAGCAACCGGCCCTTCCATGGGAGCTAGTCCGTAGAAGACGCGAAAACCGGGATAGTTTTGGTTCGGTTGAAGTCCGGTCATTTGTCTACCTTTCTAGTGGATTAGCGAACCGATATAGTCTACCCATTCGCTAGATTAAGAAATAATTTGTCGCAGACCGATCACAAGCCTATCATACAAAAACCGCCAAGGGAGTGAACCCAAGGCGGCTAATGTTTGGGTGATCAGACCCGGACCAACGCAGGGGAGAACTGCATGGCTAAGAGAAAAGCTACCAAACCCCCAAGGAAAAGAAAAGCAAAAAAGAGCGCGATAGAAAACTATCTAGCGCCGAAAAAAATCCTCAAATCCACCAAAGAAGACATCAAGCAATTCCGCAAGGCTGTCTCAACGCTGAAGCGTTTGGGACTGGCTTTTACGCACACCTCTGGGCGGACGGCAAAACCGACGTCTAGGGGGAAGAAGCTCGTAAAACAGTTTGAAGGTGTGCTTAGCGGAAAAGAGAAAGCGTATAAGGTGGGGAAAAAGAAGGTCAAAGAATTCGCGAAGATAAATATCAAGGGAGCAGGGGAACGGATTATTTTACCGGTCCATGAGAACGAGAAAATTACCACACGAAAAGGGAGCGTGTTTCGGAAGACGACGATCGGGAATACAGAAATCAGAGGGGAGATTATCCCGGTCGGATTTGAAGACTTAAAAGAGTACCTAGATAATTTAGTCAACTCGGATATGAAGCCCGCCAAGGGTAAAGATTTTGCTTTCAGGATCGGCGGGTCTAGATCGTACCGCACATTTCAGAACCTTCATCAGCTAGTTAAAGAATTTGACCATTATATAAGCATTCAAATGGCGCTCGCCGGAAACCGGAAGCAGCAGCAAGAGATTTTGGAGAACCTTGAAATCATACAGGTATCTCCCGCGACTTATCATGGCGGCCCGATTAACGGGATCGCCGGGGGATGGTCTAAGAACCCCTTCAAAAATCGCTCTGAATATTCACAGACATATTACGATAGACTGAAAAGGCGCGAGCCAACGCGCTATAAGGCGAAGCTTGAAAAAGCTAAAGCCAAATCGAAGGCGAACTATGAGGCCACGAAAAGCGACCCGGAAAAGCTCGCTAAACTCCGCCAGAAAGAAAGAGAACGCTATGCCAGGAGCAAAAATAAATGACGAAAGTAGAGCCATTGCCACAGGAGACTTTGAAACCGATCCTTTTGAGCATGGTGCTACGATCCTGCCCTTCTGCGTGGGCATATATGTCGGGCCCAACGACAATGGAGATCCAGAATATTGGTGCGGGTGGGGAGATGATTGCGCTCCTCGGGCGGTTGCATATCTACGTTCATTACGTGGAGAATATACAATCTATTTCCACAACGGCGGGAACTTTGATTTCTATTTCCTTCTTGAGTGGATAGAACAAGATTTGATGCTCATAAACGGGCGCATCGTCAAATGTTGGATCGGAAAACAACAGTTGAGGGATAGCTATGCGATTTTCCCTGATCCGCTTTCTGCGTACAAAAAGGACGAGCTCACCGACGACGACTATAAAACCAAGTTTTGTCGTGCCAACCGGGAGAGCTATAGAGATTTCATCCTGTCCTATCTGCAGCGAGATTGTGTCTATTTGCACGAGGCGGTCACTTTCTTTCATGACACGTTCGGGGATTTTCTCACTATCGGTTCGTGCGCCATGCGACAACTGCGGAAATTCCACGAGTTTGAAAGTGGTAATAAGCGCTTCCACGAGCTATTTAGCCCTTTCTATTTTGGTGGAAGAAATCAGTGCTTCAAAAGTGGAGTAATCCATGGCGACTTCAAAATCTATGACATTAATTCGCAGTACCCATCGGTCATGCGAAATTTTGATCATCCGATTGGAACGACTTCCAGCGTCGGGGATCGGATTGGCCCTAACACGTTTTTCGCGGAAATTGAGGCGGTCAATCATGGAGCGCTTCCGACAAGGACAAAAACCGGTCTTGATTTCACCGTGGAAAGCGGACGCTTCTTTGCGACTATTCATGAGATCAACGCGGGTGAGGATACCGGAACACTACAGGTCAAAAAAGTCATCTCGGCGTATAACTTTGTCAAGACGGGTAGGTTTGCCGATTTCATAGACCACTACTATGAATTGAGGCTCAAGGCGAAGCATGAAGGGAATAAGCTTGGAAATTTGTTCTTCAAACGGATTATGAATGCTTGCTATGGGAAATTTGCACAAGACCCAGATAGCTATGAGGAATATGTGATTACGCATGGCGACTTTTTGGAGCCGCCGTTTAGGATGGTCAAAAGCCATAACGATTATATCGTGTGGGGAAAGCCTTCGTTGCGGAAGACATACTTCAACATCGCCACAGGAGCTTCTATTACCGGGGCAGCCCGATCCATTCTCCTTAGAGGGCTCGCAAAAGCAGATACCCCTCTATACTGCGATACAGACAGCATCATATGCCGCGATTTTACCGGGGATATCGATACTGATCGCCTCGGCGCATGGAAGCATGAAGGAAACCTTTCCTCAATCGCTATCGCCGGAAAGAAGCTCTACGCCGCCTTCGACGGGGAAGAGTGCATAAAAAAGGCCCATAAAGGAGCCTTGTTAAGTGGCGAAGATATTAGGGCCATCGCCGAGGGGCGGGAATTTCGCTATGAGAGCAAGGCCCCGAAATTTCGGCTCGGCGGGAATGTGAAGGAACCGCTCTATGTCGAGAGAACGATACGAAAGACAGCGAAACTAGGATGATATAGATCGGGATCGCCCATTTTGCGAAGATGATCAGGAAGAAGATGGCGAGAAGCTTCATAGATCGCACTCCGATATATAGACTTCTCGCCCGTTTTTATCGACGCACATTCGCGGCGCTGTCAGCTGGATGATCGTCAGGGAAGGCCGGTCAGGTTTGGCGGAACAGCTCGCCAGGACAAAGGCGAAGACTAAAATCGATCCCCAAAACATCGCGTTGATAATATGTCTCATTTTTGAAACGCTCCAAAGAAAACAGGGGCCGAAGCCCCTGTTAGATTTGAATGCCGCCGTTTCAGGAAGCTTTCTTGCGAGAGGCGGCATAGCCTTACGCGATCACGTTCGGGTAGGCCGCCAGATTTGGAACGAACTCGCCCCGCTCTTCGTCTTCGACCCAGAAATTATCAGGGGCGCGCTCGACGTAGTAACCATTACCATCGCGGATGGCGACATGATCGCCGCCTCTAATGAACTTTTCCAGACGGGCCAGCGTCACCAGGGCGTCATTCAGATCGCCGGTGAACTTCCACTGCTGATAATGCCCGTCGCCATCATCGGT